TGGGAATATGCGAATAACCTTTTCTATCCCGAGGACGAAGCAGTCGCGCGGTTACAGTTTGTGGAAAAATTCGGAAAATAAAATTGCAGTCAAATGCAAAAAAAGGAGATAGTATGAGTAATTTTCAGCAGTTAATGGTAACGGAACAGGCAAGCCTCACAAAGGAAGAGGCGGAGTTTGTAGCGGTTCACAGTCGCATCCTTTCTTGCGGAGATCTTTCGGGGCGTGCGTTCGTGGAAATGTGCTACGAAATCAAGCGCATGAGGGACGGAAAGCTCTATTTGGCGGCGGGGTTCGAATCGTTCGGAGAGTACGCCGAGAGCGCGCTCAACGTAAAAGAGCGTCAGGCGTACAACTACGCAAAGGCGGCGGAGGATTATTCAAGCGCGTATTTGGAAGAACACGCAAAGCTGGGTATTACGAAGCTGGGAATGCTTGCGAAATTGACCGCAGGGGAACGCGAGGAAATCGAAGAGGAAGTCGATCTCGAAGAGAGCTCCACGCGGGAGCTCGATGCAAAGATTCAGGAAATCATTCGGGAACGGGACGAGGCGCAAAGGCAACTTGATTTATTCACGGGTCAATTTGAAACGCTTGAATCGAAGCTCGAAGAGAGTAAATCCGAAAAGAGCGCTTTACAGGAAGAGTTTGACCGAAAAAAGGAGCAGTTGGAAGCCGAGCAAAAATTGGCGGCGGAACTGAAACAAAAGAAAAAGGATCTCGAAAAAGAGTTGCGTGAGGCGAAGTCTGCCGCAAAGGAAGTAAAAACCGTCCCGGACGAAGAATCGAAAAAAATTGCAGACAGGGAGCGCGCCCGTGCCGAGGAGCTGGAAAGCAAGCTACGGGAAACGAATGCGCAGTTGGCGGCGGCAAGGGAGCAAAAAAAGACGATTGCATCGGACGAGCTTCTCGTGTTTAAAGTGAAGTTCGAGGATCTGCAACGGCTTGGCGATGATATCGCAAAAGCATTATCCGTCATGAGCGAGGAGAACCGCGCGAAGTGTAAAAATGCGTTGAATGCCGTGATTGAAGGCTGGAAGGAGGAAATGGCTTTATGAGAAAAAACGAATACTTGACGATGCTGTTTCAGGACAACGAAACGGAAGCCGATCCCCAAAAGAAAGAGCTTCACGAGGCGGTTTTGGAGTGTACGGTGGAGGCGTTGTCGCAATCGGACGATGAAACGGAATGCGACCAAAGTATCGGGTTGTCCGAATTGTTTGCCGTTATCTTAGAGGCAGGAAAGAGCGCTCAGGCGCAGTGCGTGTCGCCGTTTCGGGCGGCGGAGTTGATTGCTCAAAAGTTGGGCGTGATCTATGCTCGCCCGATAGACCGTATGCGCACGCAGTTCGGCGCAAAGGCGGCGGGAAAACCCGCAAAACGCTTAGAGGATTTCCTTTAATTCGGAGGGATTTTTCATGTGTATGTATCGCGTAGAACCGCTTACCGCAGAGGAGAAAGCACGGATAAAGCAAGAAAATAGGTCGGAGCGCCAGAGAGCACGTGAAGCGAAAAAAGCAATCGTTGCAGTCGGAGAATTACCGAGTGATTTCTCCGAATGGGTGGATACGATTTTCGAAAAAGTCATGTTTTACAATAAAATCAAACGCGGGAAATATGTTGCAAGGTGTGAAGCGTGTCAAGCAACAGTGGAGCTGACCCATGCGTGCAGTTCGAGAAGGATTCAGTGTCCGAGTTGCGGGTTGGGAGTGGTTTTGAAACGAATTAAGTTTCCAAGCGGAGTTCATCAGCAGAGAAAAATTGCCGTTTTGGATCGTGCGGGAAAGTGTTGGGTGCAAAGGTTGTTTTTGTGCGAGCGTTCAACCTGTTTAAACGATCATGAAGTCTACTCAACTACACGGGTTGGAGAGGAACAAAGAGATTATCTCGACGAGAATGACACAGTTTGGCATTTCCACCCCGTTCCTTACAGCGTACCAGTGGAAAAAGCGAGATGGGAGAAAGGGTGCGGCAAGATCCACGGTATGGGATGGACAGGATGGCGTGTCGAAGATGGACCGTTATTTACTTATCCGAACAATTTAAGCACATTGTTTCAAGGAAGCAAGTTACAGTATTCGGCTATTGAAATTGCTACGGAAAAGACTCTCGTAAATCCGTTCTATTACTTAAAAAAATACAAAGACGAACCGAAGTTAGAACTGCTTTACAAAGTTGGTTTATACCGCATTGCGCAACAACTGCAAAGGAATGAGTGGTACACCTCATCCGCGAAGAGATTGATAAGAGATGTGAAATCGCTGAAAGATCTTGGAATCGATAGCCCGGAGGAAGCGAGGACGTGTTCTAATTTCAGTATCGAACTTTTAATTGCACGTAAAGAAGTGAAGGCATGGAAAGTCGATGATAGTGTACGGGAGTTGGCGTGGAAATTTGTGGAAAAAATCAACGAAAGAAGCGGAACGGATTTTAACTACGATTTTATTACAAGGGAGCGTTGGTTCAAGTATTACCTTACACAAGCGGAAATCTACAAGGAAGTCGGAAATTTTATAGGTGATTATATTGACTATATCGGGGATTGCGTCACCTTGGGACTAAATCTTAAAGATACAGCGGTTAATCGACCGAAGTCGTTAAAAGTGTCGCACGATTGGGCGCGCAATGAAATCAAGGTTCAGGAAACGCAAGTGTACGACGCACTTATTGAAGCAACTCATGATAGTTTATGCCGTTTGGTTGAATGGACGGACGGAAACATAACAGTTGTCATGCCGCGCTCGTCGCGCGAGATCGTAGAGGAAGGTGTTCGTCAAAAGCATTGCGTCGGACGGTACTGCGAACGCGTCGCCGTGGGTGAGAGTGTAATACTATTTCTCCGTCACGCGGATTCTCCGAACGAAAATTTCTTTACAATGGAAATCAAAAAAGACATGGAGAAGCTGGATATCGTGCAATGCAGAGGATTCGCAAACGGTGAAAAGACGGAAGAAGTGGAAAAGTTCCTCAAAAAGTATAAGCGTTGGTTTAACCATCGTCCGATCGATGATTACGATGCGGGTAACATAATGGTTCACTACTTCAAAGCTGTACGAAAGAAAGACGGGAAATATATAAGCAATTACGACCATAAAACTGAGTTCAAAATTGGGGAATGGAAGGAAGCTGAACTTGACCGTGATTCGGATAAGGTTGCTGTAAAAGGGCTTCATGTCGCATCGCTCGAATTTGCACAAAATTGGGGAGATCGTTGGGAAGACGTTGCTATCCTCGAAGTGGAAACGAACATTCACGACGTAGTAGTTCCTGATGCCAAAGACCAAGTAAGAACATCGCGCTTCCGTGTGATACGCGAAGTTCCGTTCGAGGAAATGGGCGAATGGGGCGCAAAGCGCCTTGCTCGGGCGGCGGGGAAGGTCGCATAAGGAGGAGATATGCCGATTTTAAATTACACAACAAAAGTGGATATTTATTCCACCATAGGGCAGATTCAGGGGATCCTCGTAAAGCATGGCGCAAAAAGAATTGTGCAGGATTACGAGGGCGAAAAAATCGTTGCTTTATGCTTTGCAATCGATACGCCGATCGGTGAACGTGGAGTGCGGTTGCCTTCGAACGTGAGCGCTGTATATACGGTACTGCAAAGGCAGAAAGTCAAATGCGATTATGCACAGGCAGAACGTGTTGCGTGGCGCATCATAAAAGACTGGGTTGAAGCACAAATGGCGATTCTTGAAAGTGAAATGGTACATATAGACCAAATCTTTTTACCGTACATGATGAACGATGAGGGGCAAACCATATATGAGCTCTTCCAACAAAAGCAGCTTTTATTGACGGAGGGAAGATAATGAAATCAGTTTTAGTATCAATTCAGCCGAAATGGTGCGAACTAATTGCAAACGGCAACAAGACGGTAGAGGTACGCAAGACTGCGCCGAAGTTGGAAACACCGTTTAAAGTTTACATATATCAGACAAAAAAGAAATGGGTATATCGTTTGCTCGAAAAGCTCGGTTTATATCAAGGCAAAGTCATTGGCGAGTTTGTGTGCGCTCGTATATCGCAACTGAACTCTTATTGTCTTGACGGAGAGGATAGGTTAAAAGATACGACTTGCCTTGACGATGCAGAACTTATGGACTATGTGGGTTATTTGGATAAGACGTTCTATCTTTGGCACATATCCGACCTAAGAATCTATGACAAGCCGAAAGAGCTGGAAAATTTTTTAATAACGAGAAGATCGGGTTTAGGTTTGGTAAAACTTTATTTGTCTCGCCCGCCACAATCGTGGTGCTATGTGGAGGTAAAACCATGAGTGACAATTCGAAGATATCTCCCGATGTGAACATTTTGTATTGCCCGTATTGCGGAGAGCGGTTGGAGAGCGTCGCTATTGACGGGAAAACGACTTGCGACAACTGCGGGAGTTCCTTCATTGTGGTATCGGAGGACGACAGGTAAACTTCAACAAATAAAAAACAGGGAACACATCTTGCCAAGTGTTCCCTGTAAGCGTAAACGGAAGTCGAGCCGACAACCTGTTTCTATACAATATTATATTAAAATACGCCTAAAAAGTCAAGTAAAATTTACCCGTGGCGGGGCTTTACCCGTCCTTGTAATCAGTATTAACTGAATGACGAAAATCAGTCTTGACACACGTCAAGACTGAACATGGCGTAGTGTTCGGCGCGGCTCCATAAAAAGGAGCAAACTATGAAACGAAAAAAATATCCCTGCGAGGAATACGACGACTTATTTGAGGATCTGCTTGAAGGCGATACTGCGATAGCTGATCGCGGCGTATCGGGGTATCGAATGAAAACGATCACCTCGGGGCAGTACCGCGAATGCGAGATCTATCCGATCTTTGCGCAAAAGGAAATCCTTACGCGCGGGGAGAGGAAAAAGAAAACGAGAAAGGTACAACGGCTTTTAAACCGAAGGAACGCAAGAAAGAAGCTCATTCGTCTTTTGAATGCGAATTTCACCGACGACGACATTTGGGCAACACTTACATACGACGAAAAGCATCTGCCCGCGACAAAGGAAGCGGCGCATCGGTTTTTCAGAAACTACGTTCGCCGCCTTGATTACCGTATGAAGAAGAACGGATGGGGCGAATTGAAATACGTTTTCGTGACCGAGAATATCGACGACGGGGAGAAGGTGCGCATCAATCACCACCTTGTAACGAATTTTCCCGACCGCGATCTTGCCGAAAAAATGTGGAAGGGCGGCGCACGAACGCAGACGAGAAGATTGCAAGCTGACGATTCGGGATACGAGGGCTTGGCACGGTATATCACAAAGGCGCGGGAGTTCGGTGAAAAGAACGAAAGAATGTGGTCCGCCAGTCACAATCTCAAACGCCCGAAGGAAACGGTGTCGGACACGGCTGTTACGCGGCGACGCATGAGGCAGATGTGTGAGTTCTATTCCGATGCGGAAGAATTCGTGAGGAAAAGGAACGCGGGCTATCGCTTGACGGCGGAAATCGAAAGAAGAACATCGGAATTTGTACCGGGTGCGTACATATACGCAAAAATGAAATTGATTTCGTAAAAAAGTTTTGCAGTCAAATGCAGGGAGGTTAGAGGTGAAAGAGGAAAGCAAAAAGTTACGCGGATATTTGAAGGGGTATCGTATGTGTTTGATGCAGGCAAAATCAATTGAAAAACAGCTTGCGGAGATCCATGCGGTGGAAAGCGTTCGGGAACTGCTTTTAGAGGCAAAAGAGAATTTCGAAGAGCATTGCAGAAATGTACAAATCATTCTCGGGCAAACAAAGGTGGACGGGATAGAGCGTAGCGTTATGAACCTGCGCTACATAGAAGGCAAAAGCATTAAGGAAGCGGCAAAAGCAATCGGTTACAGTGTCGGGCATTGTGCAAACGTCGAAGCAGACGCGGTGGATAGACTGAGCAGGGATCCGTTTATCATGGGCTTGATCGGTTAAATTTGCGGTGTCCGCTGTGCCGCGGGTGAGAGAATCTGAGAAAATCTGAAAAAGAGGTGAGAAAATCTGAAATTTTCTGAAAAAGTCATGAGAAATTCTGAAAAAATCCCTGCTATAATAAGCTCAACTCACGGGGAAACGTTTACTTTTGCGCACATCCCCCCGGGGGGCGATTAGAGCGCGCCCGCGCGCAAAAAGCGCGCCAAAAGCACATTTTCAAACATTTCCGCTTTTTGAAGTTTTTGATTTTGGCTGGCGGATTTTGAGCCGACATGGGAAAATATCACGACAAATTCAATTTTTTCTACAACAGCGGAGCGTGGAAAACGTTGCGGGCGAAGAAATTCCGTAATGAAAACGGATTGTGCGAGCAGTGCAGGGCAAAAGGAATTGCGAAGGCGGGGAAAGAGGTTCACCATGTTGTTCCGATCGAGATCGACTGGGGGCGGCGGCTTGATATTGACAACCTGATTTTACTTTGCCGCGACTGTCACGATGCAAAGCACGGGCGGGAAAGCGCGTTGCAAACGTTCAACCGTATTTGGGAGGGAATGGAGAATGTCGGGAAGAATGCCGACGGTAACGCCGGACAAGGGCTTAAACCGAAGCAATGACGAACTGAATACGCGAGAAGAGCAAACGCCCGTCTATCAACGGCAGGAATTTAAACCTCCGAAAGGTTTGACGAAGGCAGAGAAAAAGGTGTGGAAGTGGCTCGCAGGGATTTTTCGCGAAACGGTGAATTGCCGCGTATCCGATGCGGACGCGCACCTAATGGAGCTGTACTGCCGAGCGAAGGTGGCCACCGACGAGGCGGACGCCGCGTTGAAAGAAGACCCGAGGGCATATCTTTCCTACGAATGCGGTACGGACGAGGACGGCGATCCGAAATATCAGTTGAAACCGAACCCGAACATCAAAAAGCGGAACGACAACGCCGCGCTTTGCGTAAAGCTGTTCGACCAGCTCGGTCTTTCTCCCGTAGCGCGGGCGAGAATGGGGCTCGGGGCGGCTAATTCCAAAAAGGGCGACGATATTTTCCGTAAGTTCATGGAGAGGCAAGACGGGTAATGCTTTCTTGGATAACCGACTTTGCGCGGCACGTCGAACGGCATCCGAAGCATTTTAACCGCCTCGTAAAAGACAACGTGAGGCAGGTGAAGGAGCTCCTCTCCCGCAAAGAGGTTGTCTACAAGGAAGCCGACCCGCTGGCGTTTCAACAGTTTGCAAGGCTCTTTCGGCATCGCGAGGGCGTATGGGCGGGGCTTCCGATCGAACTCAATCGGGAGCAAAAGTACATAGCCGCCTGTATTCTCGGTATCAAGGTTTGGAACGAACGGGAAAAGCGTTTTGTTCGCTACTTTAATGAGCTGAATTTATTCGTCGCCCGCAAATGGGGAAAAGACACTTTCATTGTTCCGCTGATTTCCTACTTCGTGGGGATCGACAAAGAGCCTTCTGCTTGGTGTCAGATCTTAGCGGAAAACGAAAATCAAGCGAAGCGCACGTTCGACATCGTAAAAGAAAATATCAAGACTTACCCGCTTTCGGAGTGGTTTACGGGGACGAAAAAGACTTCGAAAACGATCGAGTGCCCGGCGACAAACGGAAAAATAGAATACCTGTCGGGTAGGTCGAAGGGTAAGGACGGGTCGAATCCTTCCGTCGCCGTCGTAAACGAGGCACACGAAATCACGAACAAGAACCAGTACAACGCCGTAAAATCGGGCATGGGCGGGCGTTCCCAGCCGATGATGATTGTCATCTCCTCGGCAGGAATAACGCCCGAAAGCCTGTACGAGTTTCTCTTGGAGCGCGATAAGAAGATATTGCACAAAAAGAAGCTCGGCAAGGGCGACAGGATCTTCGCACTCATTTTCAGCATCGACGACGAGGACGATTACCGCGATGAATCGTGTTGGATCAAAGCGAATCCGTCCATGTACGAGGGGCGTCCGACCTTAGAATTTCTGCAATCGCAATGGGAAGCCATGCAGGGCGACCCCGCGATGCGGAGCACCTTTATTGCAAAGCACCTCAACCGTCAAATCGGCGCGAGCATCGAATACTTCGATATTCTTACGATTCGAAACGCCATGCGGAAGATACTTCCAGACGAATACACGGATACCTACGCAACGGGCGGGGTGGATTTGGCGGAAACGACGGATCTTTGTAACGCGACGGCGACGATTCTCGCGGGAGAAAAGCTGTTAGAGCTTCAAGCCTACTTCATTGCGGAGGAACGGCTCGCGCGGAACAGCGGACGGGACAAGCGCGATTACGAGGCTATGCGAAACTTGGCGACGGAGGACAGGATCACAAGCGAGCTTGTCATCGTTACACCGGGGAGCTACGTGCGGAAGGAGTATGTGACGGCTTGGTTCTGCTTACTTAGGGACGTGTACAAAATCAATTTTCTAAAAATCGGATACGACAGGGCGCTTTCCAAGGAATGGCTCACCGATATGCAGGAGCAAGGGTTTTCGCACGAGATCGTTGTGCGGGACAAGGAGAAGGGAACGATCACGCGGGATTACGGGATTTTAACGGAGGTCGCGCAGGGCGGTTGGAGCCTTTCGGAACCGATAAAAATTATCCGCAGTTTGTTCGAGGAAGGGAAAATTGTTGCCGACGAGAGAAACAAATTGTTTGCATATTGCTTTTACTGCATGAAGGTGAGGCAGGACGCAAACAACAATCTTTCGCCGCACAAGGCGAAGTCCACGGGGCACATCGACGGCGCGATCGGCGTTCTGAACGCATTCGTCGGGTATCTGCGGGCAAAGGAATTACGGGATTATCGGGAAAGGCTGAACAGGCTTTTCGCCATTTAGGAGCGAAATGGGAAAAATCATCGACGGACTGAAAAAAATATTTCGGGGCGGCGGGCAGCGCGAGGATCGGGGCGCGCAGATGCGCTCGATCATTCGAGAGTACTACGGCGGGAACGTGGGGTTGTTCGCCTTCAACTACGCGAGCAATATCTACAATATCCCCGAAGTGCGCACGGCAATCGAAACGTTCGCCGAAATTTTTTCGACGATCCCGCGCTACTTCGAGCGCGTCGATAGGAGCGGGCATATCGAATACTTGGAGCACGCGGCGGATCGCGTGATCAACGTGAAGCCGAACAAATTGCAAAACGCAACGCAGTTTTGGATAAACGTCATCACTTCCTTGATGCTTAACAGCAACGTGTTTATAGAACCGACGTTCAATCCCAAAACGGGAGAGCTGGAACAGCTCTACGTGCTTCCGAAGGACACGTTCGATTTCACGCTCTACGATAGAAAGGCAACCGTCACATTCCTTACGCTCGGCAAAACCTACGACATGGACGAATTGATTTATTTAAATCGTTTTTCCTCGCTGGGCGGCGGACAAAAGAACGATTTGGGGCTGTACGAAACGGTGATTCAGGCGATTGCAGCGCAGGCGATCGAGGTGGCAAACCCGAAGAAGCCGAGGGCGATTTTGCAGGGCAAGGAAAACAGCGTCGGGAATTTTAAGCCGAAGGACAAAGAGGGGCAGATGCAGACGCTTAAAGGCGATTTCGACAAGGCGGTGAACGGCATCGTCTATTTCGACCCCGAATGGAAGGTGACGCCGATCAACTGGCAGGAAAACGACGTCAACCGCGATTTGATGAAATTCGTCGTGAATATCGTTTACAACTACTTCGGTATGACCGACGAAATCATCAACAACAAGGCGACGGAAATCGAGTATCAGCTCCTCGTTAAGACGAAAATGGAGCCGATCGCAAAGCAGATAGAGCAGGAGTTTACCTACAAGCTTTTCACGAAACGGGAACGGGAGTTCGGCAATCGGTTGGAGCTCGACACGTTCTATCTTTCCGTTTCCACGCTTGCCGCCAAAACGCAGTTTTTCAGCGTCGTGGGGAGAAGCGGTGTTCTGAATATCGACGAACAGCGGGAAATGATCGGGTATCCGCCCCTTCGAAACGGGTTGGGGCGAATGTATCGGGTGACTGCCGATACCGTCAATATCGAAATCGTTGACGAATACCAAAAGCAAAAAAACGGAAACGCAGGTGACAAGGCGGCGGATCCGGAAGGAGGTAAAAATGGAGCAGGATCAACGCAGAATTCAAAGGAGCTACCGTCCGACGAAAATTGAAAAAATCGTTCGGGAAGAAGGGGAGCGAAAAAAACTAATCTTGCGCGGTTATCCGATTTTGTTCAACGTGGAAGCGACGGTGTACGATTATTGGGTCGGGGAATATAAAGAGATCATTCTGCCGACCGCGCTCGACGGCGTCGATTTGAGCGGAGTATACCTTTTACGTAGCCATGATCCCGATAAGGTGCTGGGAAAGAACGGCGTCAATATGCGGTTGGAAGTCGACGAAACGGGGCTTTTCTTCGAGTGCGAGCTACTCGATACGCAGATCGCGCGGGATACATATGCCGAAGTCGATGCGGGGCTCATTGACGGCATGAGCTTCGGTTGCTATCTATCCGACCAGATCAACGAAACAACGATGACGCGGACGGTTACGCACATCGACGAGCTTGTCGAAATCACGATTACGCCGTTCCCCGCCTACAAGGAGACAAGCGTCGTTGCAAAACGGGCGGCGGAGAGAAAAGTCGAAGAACAGGCGGAAGCGGAGACGATTGCCGAAGCAGAAGCACGGGAAAAATTCATCAAAGAAATGGAGGAATGGTAAAGTGGCTATCAGTAAACAACTTGCGGAAGAGCTCCGCGACGTGAATTTCGAGCTTGAAGAGCTGAAAGCACGGAAGGAAGCGATCAAGAAGAAGGCGCTCGAACACCGTGACAGCGTTTCCTGCAAGGAGCAGGAAGCCTTCACAAAGCAGCGCGAAGAGCTTGAAGAGGAAATCAAGAAAACGGAAGCGCGCAGAGCCGAACTTGAAAAGACTGCCGAAAAAGAACAAGGAGAAAAAAGAAGTATCATGAGCGAAATGATCGAGCGCGGGTTGCTCTTCGGGGGCAACGAGAAGAGAATGGAACGTGCAAGCACGTTCGTGAAGGAAAAAAGACTGGCGATTCCCGCCGAAGAGGTAAGAAGCGTTCTTGTTTCTTCGGGCGGAATTGCAAAGCCGACCCTGGTGGGCGGGATCAACGATTCGTTTAACGAGTTGGTTTCTATCGTCGATCAGGTGTCGGTAATCGACATGACGGGCGCGGGCGCATATAAGGAATCGTATTTGAAGTCCGCGCAAAAAGCATCGGCAAAGACGGACGGAACGGCGCAGACGCCCTCCGATCCGACTTTCGGCACCGTAACGATTTCGCCCGAAGAAATTGCCGTAACGACCTACGTTTCGAAGCAGCTCGAAAAGGTGACGCCTCTCAACTACCTCAACAAGGTTACGTCCTCGGCGTTGATTGCTTTAAAAATCAAGCTCGCGGAAAAGACGGTGGAAAAGATCAAGAGCGGCGTGGACGACGATTCCTATTCGATGTACGTAACGTATGACGCATCGGCGGCGAACGGAATGTTGGCATCGTCGAAGGGTGTTATCAACGAAAAAACATTGCGCAACATCGTCCTTTCCTACGGCGGCGATGCAAATGTTTACGGTAACGCGACGCTTTATTTGAACAAGGCGGATCTGATCGCTTTCGGCGACGTCCGCGGCACAAATGAAAAGAAAGCTGTGTACGAAATCACGCCGAACGCGCAGAATCCAAACATCGGTACGATCAAAGACGGCGGGCTTACCGTTCCTTACTGCATCGTGCCTTCGCTTACACCGCTTGCTGGTACGGCGCAGTCGGCGACGGCAGCCGTACAAACCATGATCTACGGATCGCCGAAAAACTACGAAATGGCGTTGTTCGGCGATTACGGCGTAGAGGTTTCCAAGGACTACAAGTTTGCGGAAGGGCTTTTAACGGTGCTCGGTACGGTCATGGCGGGCGGATCCGTCATCGTGGACAAAGGATTTATCGTTGTAACGATTCCGAAATCCGCGTAAAGAGGGTGACCTATGGCGGAGTTTGACGCAAGCGGACTTTTGAAAACGTTCAAGCTGTCGATCGGAGATTTGTCGCCGACCACCCCGCCCGAGCTCGAAAATTATTATTTAAACTTTCTCAACCTCGGGGCGGCGGAGCTTCGCGGCGACGATATTTCGGATACGGTGCTTGCAAGCGAGCTCGGTTCGACCGCCGTAGTGCTTTACGCAAAGGCGATCATGGAAGGCGCGGATACCGCGACCGATCCTACATTAAGGCTGATCCGAAACACGCTTTCCGTGCAAACAAAGGGGGAACGGTATGCTGACGGGAAGTAACCGCATTATCCTTTTCGACACGGAGAGCGTGCAGGATCCGTCCACGGGAGATCGTGAAAAGCGGGTCACGCAGGCGAAGGTGCTTGCCGCAGTCGTGGATCTTGTAGGCATCGGGGCGGTGCAGGTGGGGCAAGTTCAGGGCTATCAGCTCACGCACAGCGTGCCCGTAAAGCGGATCATATACAACAAAGAGAAATATCTCTATTTCGGGGAAACGCTGTACGAGGTAAAAACCATGAGCAAGGCAAAGCTTGCCGTCGATATGCTGCTGAACGTGCAGGAGAGCACCGATACAGCCGCGAAATCGGCAATCGAGAGGTGGATCGATGAAAACCTATGACACGGAGCCTTCGGAAACGCTGTGGCAAATCGTAAGCCCGTTGGCGGCGGAAATTCCGATCTTTAAGGAGGGTTTTGACGGGGATCCGGACAGCGTGCCCGACAGCTATCTGATCCTCCGCGCGGACGTTTCGAACAGCGGGGAGTTTTACGGCGACGGGGAGGCGCTCTTGCGGCAATCCGATTGCGACGTGATCCTTGTGAGTAAGGGCGTAGCGGACGGCGATTGTCTGCACAACCGCAACAGGGCGAAGGTGGAGAAGCTCCTGAAAGCCGAGGGCGCGAGCTATCGCGGTTACAACCTCGGCTACAACGGGGCAATCAAATCGACCGAATACACATGGAGCGTGACGTTGATTTATGGGCAGGCCTCTGAGCAGTAAAACGGCATCTTTGCGCGATTTTTCCGAAGAGCTCGGAGAGATGATAAAGGAAATCAAAGCCGATACGTATGAAGCCATCGATCGCGGGCTTGATAAAGCAATGAACTATCTGACGGATAAGCTCGTAGAGGCAACGCCGCAGAGCCCTGAAAGCACGGGGCTCACAAAAGAATCGTGGATAAAGACGGACAAATACAAAAACGTTCGCTATATCAACAACAATCGGCTTACGGGCCCGCGCAAGGTGAAGAATCCGAACGCAAAAACGGCAAGCATGGGGCAGGACGGGATTCCCGTCGTAAACCTCTTGGAGTTCGGTTCGAAGGGCAAACCGTTCGTGCGGAAAACCGTAGAACGGGAAAAGGAAAAAATATTTCAGATCATAAAAGGAGAGGTGGAGAATGGGAACACCGAGTAAACAGGGCAAAACGCTCGCTCAATTCAACGTAAAAAATGCGGTCTACAATATCGACGGCGAAAGCACGATAAAACCGCTTACGTGGATGAACACGTTTTCGAAAGACAGGAACGTGAATACAACGCCGCTCTACGGCGACGGCGAGGTGCAGGTATCGCTCGCGTCCGATAAGACGATTACGGGCGCGATCGGGACGACCGCGCGGGACGAGGAGTTCGAGAAAGACGTCGGGCTTGCCCAAGCGATGAAGGACGGTTCTACGGCGGAAATCGCCGTAACGGGCATGAAGCGCATAAACTTCGGCTATGAAACGGAGTTCGTCGGAAAAGACGGAAAGCCGAAGGTAAAAAAGGTGTGGGTGCTTGGCGTACAGGTAAGTCCTCCGAACGAGAGCCTTACGCAGACGCAGGATAACATCACGCAGAGCACCTTCGACTACAATTATACGGGCTACGGAGTGAACGTAAAGCAGGAAAGCGGAACGGAGGATTATATCGATCCCGAAACGGGAAATCCCGTGCGGGCGTACACCGTGAGCAAGAAGCCCGAAGATGACGGATTCGATAATTTCCTTAGCGCTGTCCCCACGCCGACGATGCCCGCGGCACAAGAGACGGAAGAAAGAGCGCAAACGGCGGCGGAAGGAACAAATTAAAAAATTGCCCTTGCGGGCAATTTCACGGACGGAAAGGCTTGCGCGAAGTGCGCCGCACGGTTCGATTCCTGCGCCGTCCTACAATTTTTAAGGAGCAAATTATGAAGGTCAGTTTACCGATCGTCACTAAAAACGAAATTGCAAACGGAATGCACGTGTTCGAAACGACGGAGAGGGAGTTCGAGCTCGACAATTCCCTCGCGTGTCAAATCCGCTGGGAGGCGAAATTTCCCGAGCTTGCGAAGGCGGAAACATTTGTCGATTACGCAGTACGCGTCGGGAAGGAGGAATCGAAAAGTGCGGCAGTCGTGCTTGCCAAAATGAAAGCAGTGTATTGCCTGTTCGATACGCCGATGAGTTTCGTGCAGTTCGTGAAGCTGTTCGATTTTACGCGGATAGGCTACGTTGAGGAGCTTTGTGCAAGGTTGAAAGAAATCTTTGAAATTTTACTGGGATCTTCTTCGGAAAAAAATTGATCGGGCATCGGAGGGCGCTTGCCGAGCTCTTAAAGAAATGCAATTTGCATTCAAATGCAAAACGCTTTCCGATGCCGCTTTCCCTGCAATATATCAAAGAACTGGCGGAAGCGGGAATCGATTGGAAACCGCTTCACGTCATCGACGCGTTCAGCCTTGTATGCTCGCTCCGCATCGATACGTGCAACAAACTACTGGCGCAGAGGGGACGGGAGCGCATGAGCGAGGCGGGCGTCAAAGAGATCGTTCCTGCAAGCGAGGCGGACTTCGACGCGTTGTAAAGGGGCAATATGGCGAAGAGTATCACTATTAAAATCGGGGCAGATACAAAGGACTTTATCAAGGGTCTTAAAAACGCCGACAAGGAAATCAATTCCACCAAAAGGTCGGCGGATTCCCTTTCCAAGAGCCTTGACGTCAAATATTCCGACAGCAAGTTTACGACGGCACAAAAGCAATATCAAAAGGCGCTTGCGCAGACGGAAGAGAAAGCGCAAGCCCTTCGGGAAAGGTTACAGTCACTCGAACAGGCGGGGAAGATCGATACTCCCGATTACGAACGGCTGAGCGCTGAGCTCGTGAAAGCGGAAGCGGCGGCAGACGATCTGAACCGAGAGCTTGACGCACTCAACAATAAGAAAACCGATAAAATCACGCAAGGGATTGAAGACGTCGGCAATAAATTGACGTCGGCGGGTAAGTCCATGACGGGCGTATCCGTAGCGGCGGCGGGTATGTTGGCGGGAGCAGGTGCCGCGACGAAGAAGGCGGCAACCCTCGGAGCGGAGCTCGACGATTTAGCCTTGCGTTATGGGGTTTCCGCGAAAACTATGCAGGAATGGCGGTACGTGGCCGTACAGTGCGGAGTGGAATCGGACACCTTTACGAAATCGCTTGTCAAGATGCGCGCAGGTATGGCGGATCTTGCAACGGGTACGGAGAACACGGCGACAAAGGCGCTAAGAGAGCTTGGGATTTCGCCCGACCAGTTCAGAACGCAGGAAGAAATGTTCGACGGCATCGTTGCCGCCCTGCGCGGGGTAAAGGACACCACCCTGCAAACAGCTTACGCAAACGATATTTTCGGCGACAAAATCGCCACGCAAATGTTGCCGTATGTCAATGCGGCTTCGGCGGACATTAACAAGTTTAAAGAAGAGTTCGCCGCGATGCCAAGTCTTACAAACGAGCAGGTGTCAACGCTCGCGACGCTTGACGATTCCTTTTATCGTCTTTCTGCCACGATGCAATACGCAACCGCGCAAATGGGCGTAGCGCTCGTTCCCGTCATGGAAACGGGGATTAAGCTGATCGAGGATCATTTTGTCCCTGCGATCACGAGCCTTGCGAATTGGTTTGCTGGCTTGGATCCGTGGGTGCAGAAACTTATCGTCGGATTGCTTGCAATCACTGCTATATCTGCTCCTGCGCTTATGATGTTCGGGAAAATGGCAACGGGGCTTTCCGCGCTTATAAAACTGTTAAAATCGCTCCACGGTGCGCAATTGAAAACGGCGGCGGGATTTGCGGCGATCGCAGGGGCGGCGGCGCTTGGAATCGACATTATCGCAAATTGGAAAAATATGTCTACCGTCGAAAAGATTTTAAAAACGCTTGCAATGGCGGCGCTCGTCGCGGCGGCGGCAATGACGGTATTTCATGCGTCTTGGTCGGTAGGGGTCGCGGTCGGCGCGATTGCGGCGGGAATCGCGGCGGGGCTTGCGGCAATCAATTCTGCCAAAGAAAAGCTTTTGCCGAACGAAGAGGATTTTACGGTTGATAACCTCGAAGGAAAAACCGAAATTAATCCCGAAGACTATGACTATTCGAAGTGGACGAACGGCGTGGGAAACAGCTATAACAACGATTATTCGCAAAACAACGCGCAGGTCAACGTTGTGGTAAACGTCACTCAACCCGGCGCGACGGCGGAGGAAATCGGGGCGATTGTGAGCAGGGAGGTAGCTACAATCGTACAGGCGAGGAGGTAATATGCGGAAATTTGCACTGGTCGTGTTTGACATTGACAACTCTATCACCGACCGCTTCCCGCTGGATTTTGTAACGGGATTGAGCGGGCTCGGTTGGAAATTGAAGCTTTCCAAAATCGAGGGCGACGTGACTGATACGCTTACCAAGGTCGTGCAGGAAAAACAGCCGATTGGAATTACGATCAATCTGATCGGGCGCGGGTACGAAAAGTTTTTTCTGCTTACGCAGTGGGTGCAGAAGTATTCGTTTGCCGACAAGCGGCTCGCGCTCGAATATTCGGACGGCGTGAGGGTGCAGTACTCAGAAGGGAAGCTCACCGAGCTGAAAAAGGGAGAAAAAAACGAATACAACAATCTTGTCTGCGCGGCGACCTTTACGCCGCTTACGCCGTTTTTTACAACCGAGGAGAACGAGATCCGCATCGAGCGTTCGGCGAAGGGGAAGTGTTATCCCTTCAAATATCCGTACTGTTACGGGAAAGAGGAAGTGACGAATAACACGGTTGAAAACCCGTATTTAAGCGATATTCCAATTACCGTAACGGTTTACGGGGGCGTGACAAACCTGACCGTACGGCTTTTGGACGAGGAGGGAAACAGTTATTGCCGCGTACAGTTCAGCGGGCTGGTACTTGCGGGCGGGCAGTATCTCGTCATCAACAGTTCGATGCAGAAAATTTATTTTTTCGATGGGCTCACGTTGCAGGACTATTCTGCGGAGCCCGATCCCGAATACGATACTTTCCTGTTTGCAAAGAGCGGCACGAGCAAGGTATCGATCTATTTTGAGGGAACGGACACGGGTTATCTTATCGGCTCGTGGCGGAAGTATAGCTTATGATCGTTTCATTTTACAATCACGCCTTCAAGGGGTTACAAAATAACGCTTCGCTGGTCGTGGATAACGCGAGTTATTCTCTCGTTTTGCGGGGAGTAGAGCTCGATTCTATTTCCTGCACGTGCGAGGCATTTACGGAAAGTATTCAGCCGACTTTTTTAGTCGTAAAAAACGAACGCGGAAATTACGTATACGGATGCCTTGCGGGAATCCCGCAACTTGATGATTCAGGCAAAACAAAGATCACGGGCTCGGATTTGAAAACAATGTTCAAGTCGGACGTTGTGCTCGATTTGTCTAAACCCTACGCAAACGTAAACGCGTTTTTGGAAGACGTGTTCGGCGAGTGGGATCGGCAGGTCAACCAAGGAAGCTTTCGGTGCATGTTGGAATTTGGAGGGCAGGTCGGTACTATCCCGTTTGATTACTTAACGCCGATCGGAGGCGATAAATCGACGGTGAAGGACGCTTGGAACGACGTATTCGCGCCCTATCTCAAATACTACGGGTTATTCATGACAAGCCGGATCGATCTTGTGGGGAAAAAGGTAATTTTCCATATCGGGCGGTCGCTATTCCGCAGTATAAACGTAAAGCTTTGGGAACTTGGAATCAACAATTACGGAAAATGGGTTGCCGACGTGAATGAAACGCAGGGCTACGTTTTGAAAAAATCGACGAGGGAGCTTTTGCCGAAGGAGGGGATCATAACGGTTCCCGGAGGTGTCCATGCGTTCGGTGAAATAAAATGGATCTTGACCGATGATAACCAAGTTACGAACGTTCCGTTCTTTCGGAAAATTTATCCCGTAAAACGGAAATTAGTAGTCAAGGAAGCAGGAGAAGACGACGACGTAGAGGCGCTTAAAAACGAAGCATCGCAGGAAGCGCTCAAAACCCTTACGAACAGTATGTTCAAGGAAGACATCGAAATAAGCGACGCAGGCTTTATTAGCCAAATGAACGCGGTCATGGCGCGGGCGGATCGCCAAGCGGAACGCATCGAACGCGGATTCGAAGCAAAGTTTAACGTGTATGCGCGTCGGGGAGAGGGGCTATATAAAACACTTCCTTGCGGGGAACTGCACTATGACGCAAACGGATTGAAAAAAGTGCAAATCGGCTACCGTTTTACGGGAATACAATTTCTATTTTAGGAGGAGCGAATGATGGTAAAACTCATTCGGGAAAACAGCGATACGCCCAATATCACAAACAAAGACGATGCGCGCATGATCCGTTATGCTTACGGTGGGAAAGACGGGTTCGTGAAGAACCGCGGCGCGGAGCTCGGCTATACGGTAAGCGGGAACAAGTTTACAATTCAAAGCGGCGTAATCAATTTGCAGGGTTGGGAGGTGGAAATCGATTCGGACGGGTGGAGCACGACGGCGAGCGTT